ATAATAGCGCGTGCGTTTTCTATAGAAGGATCCGTCGGCTGTGGTGGTTGAGGGGGAGGGAGCAAAGCTTCTATGTTTTGCACACCGACAGCTTCATAGATCCTTCTATATGCTTCATACATATTGTGCATCTGTGGGTTAGATTGCGCCAATTGTAATTGGGTTTGTGCTAATGCTAGTCGTTGTGATATAGAGAAAATATTCGGATCGGATACGGGGAGTACATCCACCCTATCGTCAAAATCCATTTGTTTTACAAAGGCTTCCGCTCCCCAGACATTAACGGGGTACATCGGTGGCATGGACTCTGCAAACACTTTGGCTAGCATACGAAATTCTTGTTTTTGAGCGTAGTGTAAACGTTTTTGAATAGCAGACATAACTTTGGAGCCTCGCTCCAATAAAGCAACAGTGGTACCAACAGCTGCTTGCTGGTTACCATCACCCACTTGCATATCAGCAATGGCCGCAAATCGTCTCCCGGCATCCACCACAAAACCTAGCAATTGCATTAATGTTTGGCTGGGTTCTTTGTAAGGGAGAGGGAGAATGCTTTCTTTTAAAGCTCCTCCGGGTACATCAATGTCGCGGAATTCACCGGGAGACAACGGTTCATCACTCTCACGGATGCGAATGCCCCTGGCCTTAAAGCCAGCGGGGAGGTTGGCAAGTGTGCCTGCATCAATGAGTTGACGAAGGATGGAGGTGGCGGAACGACCCAAGCCACCTATCATATGTAATAGTCCAAATCCATAAAACCCTAGTCCTGGCAAAAATTTGTAATGGGCAAAGTATTGTAGCTTTTTATAATACTCATCACCCTCTTTCCAGTTACGACGGATAGAAAGCACTTTTGCGCTCTCCAAATCAATTGTTATAATATACGGAAGTTTAATTCCAGTTGGTTGCCCCTCAACAGGATCCCTATGCTCATAACCGGGAATGTCCAGGTTGGTGTGCACTTCTATTAAAGTGCAATCATCATCAACGGATGTTTTGGATATTCCTGAGAGTTCACGTTCTTTGTCCCGTAACTCATTATCCAGTTCGTATGGCTCTAATTCCACGTCCCGGTAGAACCCTCCTGCCTGGAGTTTCCGTACTTCGTTTTCCAGCATACGAATGACATGCGTCACCCGCGCTGATGAATATAAATCCGTGGCGTTGTATGGAACCACTAAATCATCCGCCGGCACAAAGCGTGCCACCGCGCGATCCAAATTGTCATCAAAATAAATTTTCTTAAAAGCACTTCCTGCTAATGGTAAATAAAACAAAAGCCGATCCAGTTCCGGGTCGTACTCCTCCATGACGTGCATAATCTGATAATTCATAAAATCCTGCACTCGTTGGGATTGTGCTTCTATCTCCGGGGTATTCGCTCCGACGATCTCGGCGCGTACGGGCCCAGATGCCGGTAATAATTCCTTATACGCTTGCGCTTGAAACTGTGTTACCGCTTCGGCTATCACCGGATGCGTGACACCACTTGCTCCACGGAACGGTTCTTCGCGTTCCTGATACTTCAGTCCTAATAGCTCCAGTCCTTCGGAATAAGAGTTTTCCCAGTCCTGGCGACTTTCACGATCTTCCTTGTATTGAGCGACAAGCTCGCTTGATATCTCCATAAGCACGCGTTCGTCCAACGCTTCCGCTAGATTGGCGTCTTGCTCAGAGAGCATTTCTTCGGCGACCGCGCCTTCAAAATCCAAGACCACGGACCCGTCTTCTTGTTCGGTAATTTCGGAGGGTTCCTCTTCGACTTCCTCGACCTCAACCTCTTCTTCGATCAGGTCTTCCCCTACCGGCATCCCTGCGCCTGGCAGTGGAGTGTCAATTTGGGAAGGAGGTAATCGTTCTGCCATGGTTTATTTCCCTGTTTTTTTAACTGGTTTTTTTGTCGCTATCTTGTTTCCATTCTTCATTGTTCCTATCATGCCCATACCGGCTTTCCCTACTCGGTAGCCAAAGCTTGCGGCAATGGAAATATAAATACAATTCGCAAACCAATCCGGTGTGCTCTCATCTAAAAATACAAAGCCCTCTTTTACCGCGTCCTGCGTCCAGGGCAAAAAGCACCCGGCCAATACCACAATAAAAAATATCGTCCACGCCTCGTCTTTCCAGGAGCCTCCCATCTGGTCGGTCAGGGACTTCTCCATGTCGAGTTCACCCGTCGCTTGCTTCTCGTACACCGTTGCTTCGGCTTTCGCTTTTGCTACCTTGATCTCGGTTTGGGCTTTTTTCTCTTCCATTTTGCCCTTGACCCAGGTACCCGCGATCTCGCCAACCGCCCCTAACAATCCTCCTATTAAAGGAATTGCCATTTTAGAGTATTCCTTTCTCCTTCAAAATTAAAGCCAGAACCGCTGCTCCGATCCCTACAAAAATAAGAAGAGGCTCTTCAATCACGATGCCTAATCCAATGACACCTACCCCTACACCTGCATAGGTTGAGGGTTCCTTCATTCTACCTTTTAACCATTCCATGTTTTTTCTCCCATGTTAATAGTACATTCGAGGTTGTACTCTTGCTACAGGTTCCTCATCTTCGAGGTCGCTGTCAAGTTTAATAAATCCCCCCTTACGATATCTTATAAGTGCCATGCTCATACTATCGCAATAATCGTCGTAGTCCCCATTGGGAAACGCCAAACATTCCTCGATCACCTCTTCCGCAAATTTTTTCATCGGCGCCCATACCATGCCGGATTCGAATAGGGGGGCTACCATGTGCATCCGTGTGTGTTTGTCCTTCCCCTTGCTCGGTGTGTAATTGACCACGGGAATCCCCATCGTGCGAAGCTCGTCCGTGAGCGGGGTCCCACTGGCCTTTGCTTCTATCAGTACCATGTCGGGTTCCCAATATTTCCATTCCTCTTTTGCTTTACTTTTTAATTCGGGAAAGTCCCATCGTCCCCGTTGCGCGTCCATCAGTATAATATTGTCAGGGCCCCCTTCATCTCTTTTAAAGATACCCCAGGTGGTTATGGCGCTATAGTCCGCGGTCTCCTTTTTCGAAAACGCGGTATCATAACTCTGCATAATATAACTCACCGGCGGAATGTTGTCTTTCTCCCACACGTTCCACCATTCCTTCTTGATGATTGCTCCTTCTTCCGCCGTTGGATTCTGCTGCCATTGCGCATTCCATTTGCTCAAGGACAACGATGCCTTGACCTTTAACAGCTCCTCCTTCTTCCAATACTCCGGCCATAGCAGATTGTCGCTCGGTAGTATCGCCGGAAACTCCACCATATCCCAATTGTCCGCCATGGGATCCGCTGCTTGCACCTTAATTAACTTCCCCGTTAAATCTTTCAATGACCACCGTGTCATCACGATCACGATGGAGCCTCCCGGTTGAAGCCTTTGCCTCGGACCAGAAGTATACCATTCATACGCGTGCTCCATTGCGCTCTCCGACAACGCGTCTTGTTCCGAATGCGGATCATCAATAATCAGCAAATCCGCTCCACGACCCGTGATCGCTCCACCAACACCCGCCGCATACTACTCCCCTCCTTGATCCGTTTCCCACCGACCAGCGGCCTTCGAATCTATCCGTAACTCCACATCGGGAAAAATTTCCTTATACTCTTTCAGCTCCATAAGGTTCCTCACCTTACGTCCAAAGCGCACCGCCAGTTCCGCCGTATGCGTAGTTTGTATGATCTTTAATGCCGGATTCTTTCCAATTAACCACGCCGGAAGTAAATAACTTGCAAATTCTGATTTGGTATGACGGGGTGGCATGTTGACAATGATCCGGGAACCAGGGTTCTTGGACAACTGTTCAAATTTCTCTGCTACCTTTAAGTGATGGGACCCCTTTATAAAGCCATCATAGACATGTAACACAAAATCCATGAAACTATCCTGGGCCTTTTGACGGATAGCCAAGTTCTTCTTAGCTTCCTCCAAAGCCAATACTTCACGGATCACTTCTTCTGGTGCGTTGAACATGGGACCAATATAGCGAATTTTGAATATATATCAAATGATATGTCCAAATCACTAATTTACTGCGCAAATTAGAAGAAAGCCGCCCGATTTAGGGGGGTCGGGGGTTTAAATAATCCCGTTATCTTTTTGCCCTTGGCTTGGGACCCCTATCCCCCAGTCGCCCGAAGGGCGACCGAGGTAAAGATTACCGAGGTAATTACCGCTATGACTACGCCCCTGCGGGGCGCCTCAACCGAGGTAAAAATTACCGAGGTTATTACTGTAGTTACTACCATCATGCAGCTGAAAAAAAAGTTAAGTTTTTTATATTATTAATTTGACATATCATGGAATATCATGGTAATATCTATAGATATTAAGGCAATCAAGCCTTTAGAAAGTGAGAAGTAAAATGGTTAAGAAAACTAAAAAACAAAGCGAACTGCCTGAATATAATAATTCAGATTTCGCTGACGAAGTAAGAATAGCAATTGAAAAGAATAAGCAAGCAAGGGCTATTATTACAGGGAATGAAGCACTTCTTAAAAAAGCCAAAGAGGTTCTTAATTTCCACGATACAATAGAGGGCAAGTGGTTTGTAATTGAAAAACAAATTGTCCATGTAAAAGAGTCAATACGCAAAGCACACAAGCAAGAACGCTTAAGTATAAATACTCTTTTCTTCGATTAATCAATAATAAGGGGAGCTTTAAAGCTCCCCTTTAAAATGAAAGGTAGAACTATGTCAAAACAATTTCATATATTAGGACAAATACACGCAATCCTTGACGCAATTTTATTTCTTCAAAAGAAAAGGAAGGAACTTGAGGAAGAACTTGATAAGCTAGAAAAGAAAGACCAACCAACTAAATAAACCAATAACAAGGGCAACGCTTAGGCGTTGCCCTTGTCTTATCTACTGGGCAAATTTTCGGCCCAGTAACCAGGCACCAGTTATCATACCTGGTATTAATTATTAATCTTATACTAATCTTATACTGGCAGAGCTGAACCAGGTCCTGGTTCAGCTCAACCCGACCCGACCCGATTAACCCGACCCGATACCTGGAATAAAAAAAGGCCGACCCGAAGGCCGACCCATTTTTTTCGGTTAAGAAAAAAGCTAGTATTAAATTATTTCAAGATGGTCTTTCATCCAATCTTTACTAATACCCTCCTTTGCCAATTTTTCTTTTACTTGAAAATCAAAAGCAATTTTAGGATATTGCTCTATAAATTCAGGCGATGCATACACTAACTCAAGATTATCCGTAATTTCTTTTATGTATTCGTCACCTTCTTCATATCGACCATGAGTCATATCAGATTTTGCAACCGTATACCAACGAGAAAACTCGTCTTGTTTGGTAGAATACGCTCGAATAACATGACTAACAAAGCTACCATGTTGGAAGGTAGCGTATGGATTTTCGGCAGTTCTTGTTTTATTCATTAAGTTTTTCATAATTATTTTTCTCCATTATTGTTGACAATACCATATTTTACCATTAAAATGAATATAATGTCAACAACATAGGAGAAAAAAAATGGGTGATAGAGTATCCATACAATTCAAAAATAAAGACATGGAATGGGGTGGCGAAAGTGTAGTTTTATTCCATCATTGGGGCGGACAAAAGTTCGCAGACTTTGCAAAAGCTTGGGCGATTGATTTTAAAATGAAAATTTTAAAATTACATGAAGGCAAAGGAAGCGACTCACTTTCTAGGTTAGAGCCTCAAAATATAATGGTTCAATTCTTAAAACACATATCGGATAACGCTCAAACTCATGGACTAAATCATAATGTATATATAGATGGAAAATATACAAAAATCACAGACCTTTTAAGTTATTCCATGTATTTTGGTAAAGATGAAAATGATGGCGATAACTCTGATAATGGTCACCATATAATTGAGCTATCGGAATGAAATCATTCTGTTATGCAATAGCATTGTATTTATCTGTGAGTGCTCTCTTCGGGGCGCTCATGGTTGAGCATCCAGGGTTCTTATGGGTTTTGTTTTTCCTGTTAGCTCTCCTGGCAATAACTGTGTTCCTAGCAGGATATACAATTAAAAGAAAGGGAGGATGAAGGTAATGGAATTCGAAAATTTTGAAGAGGAAGTTTACCGGGCTTTAAAGTGTATAAACACTGGGGCCTGGCTACAGCTAGAAGGCAGCGTCGGCCGCTGGTGCAATGGTTTCCTGGAATCCGGAATAATTGTTAAGGACCAGGAGAAGACCCAGGCCGAAGGCCCGATCAAGTTTACCGATGGTTATGGTCGCCACCAGGAACAATATAGATTTAAGATTGATCCGGACAGACTGGACCAGGTTTATTACGATACTTACTAGACCCGACCCCGACCATAAAAAAACCCCCGACTAAACATCGGGGGTTTTTCTTTGGAGAAACTCCTCTTTATAATTCGGCGTCAAAGTAACAATGTCCTTGCTTTTTCACGCAATCCCGAATTCGTTCTCCAAGTTTTAATCGAGCATACCACTCAAGAAGATAGCGAACTCTATCTTTTGACCACCCGAATTCTTTCATGAGCATCTCATCATTATACCCATCTTTCCTCTCAAAGAATTTATCGAGCTTATTGCGTATTCGATTGTTACCTAGTTCTGCAACGCACTCTTTCAATCCTTTTTCTATGTTTGGCAAATCTTCTGTTTGAAATCCATAAGAAAGAAATCTTGGCTCACCCATGCAACCAAAGAAATTTGCATCTTCGCTTGATTGAACTGCAAACCAAAACTTGCCATTAATGTCGCCACTATAATGTCTACCCATTTGCTCTCTCCTTAAAGTTTTCGGTATCTCTTGCAATGATAGTATTCCCTATAATAGCATCTTCCACTTCGCCTCTTTGATTAGGCTGAAAGTAATACTTTCCACCTCTTTCAAGTAAAGATTTAATACAAGGAATTTTTACAAAATCTGTTTCCTTGCAAGAAACACAAACCGAAAGTTTGCACAAATCATGAGCAGACGCACCCATAACCTCAATAATTAAACTTTGAATTAAATTTACTTCTGAAGTGTCCATTGCAATTTTTAAATCACAATTTATAAACTCTTGATCTTTACCATCAAAAGTAAGTATCACATCAAAGTTGATATCTTCTTTAAACATTATCTTCATTATTTTTCTCCGTTTGTTGTTGACAATACCATAGTATCCCATATAATAATTATATTGTCAACAAAACAAAGGAGAAATATGACATGAAACTAGAACTAAAAAATCTGAAACACGCAGAATTTGCTTCTCAAGAAACGAATTGCTTTGAGGCAAAACTTTATATTAATGGAGTGTTTAGTGCTACTCTTACTAATGATGGTCACGGGGGAAGCGATTATGTGTATTGGGAAAAAAATGTCCCGACCACCAAAAAGCAAGTAGAAGATTATCTTGCAAAAAATGTAGATACTATGTCCTCCCGACCCGAAGAATGGAAAGACCTAGCACATCCTTTCTGTTTAGAATATTGGGTGGCAGATGAAGTGGAAATACTTCTTGCTTCCCGACGACTAAAGAAAGCTTTCAAAAAGAAAATTCTCTTTAAGAAGGGAAAGGAAGTATGGGAATGGAAATCCAATATTCCTATCACCCCCTCTCTTATAGAGAAATGGAAAGAGAAAAATCCACAAGTTACGGAAATTTTAAACACCATGGAGTTTGAGAAAGCTTTGGAAGTATATAGAGCATAGGAGGAAGTATGCCGAAAATTCAGCCCAGGGTTTTACCTTTTCAAAAGAAAGAAGAGGTAACTCCCTCGGCTCTTGCCTTACACCAACACACAATAAGAAGGCTACGAGCTGAAATAAAAAGATTACATTCCAGGATAAACAAACTTGAACGGGATAGAGAAGTTATCACCAGGGCCACCGAATATTACCAGACCCGACCCCCGATCAAATGGTGGCGACGACTTTTCTAGCTGCCCCGACCTGGAACCCCGAATTCTGGGTTAGGTTGTTGACAATATGTCCTGGCCCCGAGCGATAAGGAAACGCAGCTTTATTGCCATGCGCCCGACTCGTTAGCCCCGACTCTTTCTCTGGTCGGGGCTTTATTTTTTTAAAACTTGCACACATCTTAAAACATGGTATAATTAATTAATGTCAACAAAAAAGGAGAAAATCAAATGGATGGTTTAATTTTTGGGCTTCTTGATAATGGCGTTCTTATTCTTGGGGCTTTTACTGGGTTGTCGGTCGAGCGTTATTTACCGACTCGCTTTCAAGCGGGCGTGGGCGGTGTCTTTGGGGCGGGGATTGGAAACACGGTTTCCGATGGTGTCGGAGCGGTTGTCGACCCTGCACTTCAGGGCATGGTGGGGGGAATTGTTCTTGGCTGTATATTGCCCCTATTTATTATTCCTTTAATAGCCAAATTTAGAGAGGTGAAATAATAATTACCCCGGGCTTCACCGCCTGGGGATTTTTTCCAGGTACCAGGAAGGACCAGGTACTAGCTACTTATCATCCTAGACATTAACTCTTGCGAAGAAACCACTGGGCCCCGATTAGTTTGAACCCCCGACTCCAGGAACCTCCCGACCCGACCCCGTGAAAAGTTTAACATGGTCCCGAATAGTCCCGACCAATCCGAACCCGACCACAGACAAGGAACCACTGTCCCCGACCCAGTGGTAGCCAGACCATTGTCCTTTAACCCCCGACCTTCCTTCCC